CCAAAGCCTGTTTCAGATCCGTCATTGGCGTGGTGTGCGAATAGGTAGGCTACGTATGTCCATCCATTTTCGTTGACTTTACCCTCAGACCCTACAGTAAAGTTCGTTGTTGTTGGTGCTGTTCTAGCCCATGTTGTATATCCGTTAACAGCCGCATCGGTTGCATTTAGCTGTAATTCTTTATCCTCTGGAGCCGTTGCATCAGAACTTCTATGAAAAACAACCCAAGGATTTGATCCGTCTGTACGCTTAACTACAAGCATACCAACCTCGCAACCAAGATTGTGGTTAATCTGTCTATTGCTTGACCCATCCCCCGTATACGTCACAATATCAAAAAATTTAGCGGCTTTGCGAAATGTCCAAGAGACGTAGTCTACACCACTTTGATTGAGGTTACTTGCTCCTGTGCCATTTATACCAAAACCATTTGTGTTATAAGAAGCTGAAGCACTACCTCCATAGGCTGAAAAAGCATCTTGACCACCACTACTTTGACTTTCTAAAATATTTTGACCTCGCACAGTATCAAATAGCGCATGAGCAGCGGTAGCATCTCTATTTTTAACCCAAACAAGACCTCCTTCAGTAGAAAGATCAATATTATTTGTAACCGTTAAATTTGATCCTGTACCAGTTCCGTTATACAAATGACAGGAAAACACTTCATCTACATCAACACCAGCACCACCAGCCTGACCAGCCGCAGCCTTCAATAATTTAGTTGATATGTTCATTACTT